TAGAGGACGAGATGCGAGACTTGTATGGCCCTGCAAGGTATGAAACGTGGGACAAGCTAGATTGGTGTAAGGTTAATGATTAAGCTTGTGCTAAAGCCCGATGTCTATCCTTGTTCGTTCATTATATGGGGTGGCAGTAAAGACTATGGGGGGTTCGTTGACGCTATGGTCAAAGAGGGGGCTAGTGTAAAGGAAATAGAGGAGCAGGTTGGAAATTTAAAAACTTGCGAGAACACTGCTGGCTTTAGGCTTGACCTGGGAATAGTGCAAGGCATATTTGTTAAGGAAGCGTTGAAATGGTCTACGGTAGACACATATGCCCATGAGTCATACCATGCTGTAGTTGGAGCCGTGGAATACTTGGGACTAGAGGGACAAGAGGCTGGGGCTTACTTGATGGACTATTTGATAAGGGAGATTACGAAAAGCAAGACTAGATGAATAGGGAAGGGATAGAAAGAGTTAGGGAAATCATTGCTCGGCCAATAAGCGAGGATGTGTTTTCCAACCCAGTGTGGCGAATCAGCAACCTATACACTTGCATAACCAAGGAGGGCGTAGAGGTTCAGTTTGTTCCTAACGATGCCCAGTGCGACGTGCTTAATGAGGTGTTCTTGGAAGGACACAAGCGTGTGCTTATACTTAAGGCTAGGCAGCTTGGCATGTCAACCCTCATTGCCATTATTGGCCTAGACTATGTGCTAACTCACGAGAACAGTACGTTCAACATCCAGTCTCACAATGACGAGGCAGCAAAGGATCTGTTAAGGGAAAAGGTTATTCAGCCCTTTAACCAGCTAGATGATTCCTTGAAGGCTACGGTTGACGTGGTTAACAGCAACTTAAACGAGTTGGTGTTTAGCCCAGTATGGAAGATTAGGTCTAAGGTTAAGATTAGGGGTGGTACAAGTCAGGTGTTGCACATATCGGAGTGGGGCAAGGTTGCTGCTAAAGATCCTATTAGGTCTGAGGAAATTCTTACCGGTGCTTTGCCTACCGCTGGTCAGGGGGCCATAGTCTTTATTGAGTCTACCTATGAGGGTGGACAAGCTGGGCACTTCTACAATCAGGTAGTGCAGGCGATGAACACCACGGATGAGCACATTACGGAAATGGACTTTAAGTTTCTGTTCTATCCCTGGTACGATGACTCAAGCTATCGAATGGTGGGCAATGAGTCGCTGCTTACTCAAAGCACAATAGATTACTTTGCGGAACTAGAAAAGCGATTAGACAGAAAGTTTTCTGTGCCCCAGAAGATATGGTGGCAGAAGCAAAGCGACCTTCTTGGCTTGTTTATGGGGCGAGAGTTTCCGTCTACGCCAGAAGAGGCAATGGCTGCCCCTGTCGATGGTGCCATATACGCTGACATACTAGAGGTTGTCAGGAGAAAGGGTCACTACCGGAACGATCTGCCAGCCAGTAAGGAAGTGCCGATATGGGCGGTATGGGATTTGGGTTTCCGAGACTACACAGCTATATGGCTAGTGCAGTGGGATGGCGTTACGCTTAAGTGGCTATGGTTTACCCAGGGTAGTCAGAAGCAGACTAGGGAGTATGTGTCTGAACTTGCCATGTCGGGCTACGAAGTGTACGGTCACATCCTGCCGCATGATGCTGCGTACATGGACAAGACTGGTACCAAGAACTATGTTATGGAGCTGCGTGATTGTGGCGGTAACAACATCAAGGTGTGTCCCAAGACTAGGGATGTGTGGCGTGGTATTAACAACTTGAGAAGTTTGCTACACAAGTCCTATTTCTATCGCCCCAACATGGAGGATGGGCTTAAGATGTTGCAGCAGTATAGGGCTAAGAAGAACGATGCTGCTGGCATACTAGGCACTGTACCTGTTCACGATTTTACTTCTCACGCTGCTGATGCTGCTAGGTATGTAGCAGAAGGCATCGAGCATGGCTTGTTAAACACAACGGTCGGGTACACTCAAAACAAACGCAAAGGGCCGGTCTATGTTGAAGAGCCCGTTAATGGCTTTTAATTATGACAAATATAAGAGACATAAAGGAAGAAGACGTAGAGGAGTTGGTGGACTTAGCTAAGAAAGACGGCCACGGACTTTGGCGACCAACTAGCATTATTGAGGTAGACGGAAAGATTAAAGGCAGTTTGTCAATTGGTGGAGTGCCGCTAATCACTGCGTTTATTTCCAAGGAGGTTGACTCACCCTATGTATTCCGTGAGGTTATGAAGCAGGGCAAGAACACAATATCTAATGCGGGATTCCAGGACTACTTAGTGGCCCTGAATGATGACAGTCCAGCATTTAGATTTATGCCTGCGTTTGGGCTACAACCTTATCAATCAGTTATGTGGTATGGGCAAGCACAATAGATTTACAGACGACAAGTATGCGGAGTATGCCCTTCGCATTCACAAGAAGGACGCATCGCAAACTATACCCAAGATAGCATCCGCTGTGTTTGGCGTTAGCCTTAGCTATGCCCAGCAGAAAGCGTGGGACTGGATGAAGCATGCTGAGTTCATTCGAGAAAAAGATCGGCTTGAGCAGATTGAAACATCTACCGATCCAATGACTAAGGATGAGAAACTTATCCAGAATCGGGTGCTAATCGACGAGGCTTACCGGATTAGGGATAAGGAAAACTACATCAAGCTAGTGCGTATGGACAATGAAATGCAGGGGCACACAAGGTCTGATGAGCAAGGGGATGCAAAGTTGCAGCAAGGCAACGCCCTTATTGGCGAACTCATGAAGCAGTTGCGGGACAAGAACAAGAACATAAAGCAAGCCGAAAGAGTTATAGAAGTCATTGAGGAATAGTTTTTTGTTTTTTTACTTGACAATTATTGTACAATGGTGTATAATGTTCGGCAACTTTTATTACTATGGGTCAATTTATTCCAGCATTTGTCAGTGTACTAAAAGGAGGAACTATAGCAAAGGGAGCGGGAGTTGCGGTAAAAACTGCTGCTATTGCTGCTAACACTGTTAAAGTAGCAACTCCAATAGTTAAGGCGGCAGCCCAATACGGTGGACCTGCTGCGGTTACATCTGCGGTAATGAAAGGGGCTGCACCAAAGCCACCAGCTACGCCAACTCAAATAAGTCAAGCACCTACAGTAATAGCCGCTGGTGAACAATCCAAAAAATACGAAGGCGACAATCAGATGGACTTGCTCAGCACAATTATAGCTGGGCGGGATAAAAGAAAAAATAAATTAGGATAATGCCTCAAGAAGATTCATCAAGGGCGAGAGCCATCCTTGCTGACTTCAACGACTTTCCAGAAATGGAAAAGTGGAAGTCTTACGCAAACAACATAGCAATTTATGGAGAGGAGCGTAAGTCTGGACAGATTGGTGGTCGCACCGCAGGTCAGATTGACAGCACTCGCATATTTGACACTACGTTCCGTGATGCCCTAGAGGTGTTTAGTGCTGGCATTGTGTCAGACCTAACTCCACAAAACGAGCGATGGCTAGAGCTTGAGTCACAGAGCTTTGACCCAGAGGTTGTTGAAAGCGAACGCATGTTCTATAACGGTGCGTCAGATCGCATTCGCACTCGCATTGGTCAGTCCAACTTTTATCGTGCATTCCATGAGGCAGTGCATAGTGGAGGCATGTTTGGCACGTTCTGCTTGGCTATGATGCCATCCAAGAAACGTGCGTTTAACTTTGTAGAAATTCCATTTGGCAAGTTTAGATTCCGTGAAGATGAAGACGGGTATGCCACCACGGTCTTTCACGAGTGGGACGGCAAGACTGCTGAACAAATTTACGCCTATTTCAAGGAAGACATAGAAGACGGTAATGCAGAGCTTCCAGAAGTTATCATGGACGCAATGAAGGCCGAACATCCTTCTGCTCGCAATAAGAAGTTTACAATCATTCACATGGTTAAGCCACGGCTAGGGTCCGAGGGCAACATACCGGCTGCACCAGAGAACCGTCCGTTCGAGTCGGTCTACATTTGCAAGGAAAGCAGCAGCACAATCCTAGACAATGATGGTCTGTACTACCAGCCCTACATTGTTACACGCATACTTAAAAGCAGGCATGACGCAGGCTTTGGCCGTTCTCCAGGTACGCAGGCATACCCAACTGTTCGGGTCTTAAACCGTGCTATACGGGACATTAGCGTAGCCGTTGAGAAGGGGGTGCGTCCTCCGATGCTGATCCCCAAGGACAGTTCTTATCGAAAGGACGACCGTGCTGGTGGGGAAATCATGTTTGATCCCCACATTCCAAATGGCGTGCCTCAGCCCTACATTGTTCCATTTAACATTCAAAGTGTTGACTGGTTTATTCGCAGGCTAGAAGGGCAGATACGTTCTGCGTTCTTTAACGAGATGTTTAAGTTCTTTACTCAGCAGGAAATTGCTACCACTGAGAAGACAGCGTTTGAAGTTCAGATGCAGGCGGAAGAGCAACTCAAACTCTTTACCCCAATCTTCCAAAACATTGTAGACGAGTGCCTCAATCAAGTTATTGAGAACGTGTTTATCCAGATGTCTTTGGTTGGGGACTTTGATGACTTGCTTGAAGATTCGGGTCTTGAAGACATTAGCAATTTTAGCGTAGTATACAACAGCCGCATTGCTTTAGCAGTTAAGGCACAACGCACACAAGGTCTGCTTAGAGTCGCGCAAGCCGCACAGGTCGTAGAAGCGTTTGTTCCAGGTGCTGGTGCAAGATCCCTTGACTGGGAGCGTGGACTAAAGGAAATTGCCATTAACTCTACGGTGCCTGCCGAAATTGTTAATGATGATGCTACGATAGATCAGCTTAAGCAACGCGATGAGCAAATCGCAATGCTTACTCAGCAGTTGCAGCAATTGCAAATGGCTGGGCAGGCCGTGTCCCAAATGGGCGGTGCTGGTCTTTAATTTATGGAAAAAGGAGAGAAGGACTTAGTTAAAGCATATCAAGAATGCTTTAATAGTGATTACGGCGAAACTGTTCTGGAGCACCTTAAGGATGTTTGTAGAATGAATCAGTTTGGCGTAGACCCGAATGTAACCAATGACGAGCTTAGAAGCTACCACTTACTAAGCCGAATCGTCAACTATATTGAGTACATGCGGGGGCTTGAGAACTTTCAAAGACCTGAAGTGGATGGTCCATTTCGGATAATCAACGAAGTATAATGCCTACAAAGAAAACAGCAAAGAAGGTTACCAAAAAGGTAGCCACTAAAACTGCGTCTAAACCCGAGGGTCCGACGCTTGAAGAAAGACTAGCCATGCCCATTGAAGAAGCTTATCCCGATGCACCTGGTTTATATACCGCATATGGAGATAAGAATCCAGAATTCATTACTTGGCTAAACTATAATTATCCCGAAGATTACAAGATTAGGTACAAGTATAGGTACACTATTCTTGATGATCGAGAGAAACGCAGTGGTCCATCTTTGACTAGACAGTGCGTAGATGCCCAAAGAAGAGGCTTTGAAGATGCCAGGCAAAGGCTTGGTTACTGTGCCGATGAGCATGGTTACGAGGGCATAATCAGGCATGAGTATGAGGTTGGGTACGAAAATGGCGGAGGTGTGCTGTGAGCGAAGAAACAGTTAATCCTTTAGCCGCACAACCAACAGAAGCACCTGTAGCTGAACAAGTCGAGGCGGCACCCGCCGCCCCTGCACAGCCAGTTGCTACTACAAACTTGAAGGATTTTATTGGCGATGATTTGTCGTTCAAGGAGAACATATTTGACAGATTGCCTTTGGAAGAGGGCGAAAATGTTGATAAGTATAAAGCCCTTGGCGATAAATTTAATTCGGTAAGCAGCCTAGCTAAGTCCTACCTAAACTTGGAGCGTATGCTTTCCAAGGAAAAGATGCCCATCCCTACAGACAACGATGGTGATGAGGTTTGGGATCAGGCTTACAAAGCTTTGGGCAGGCCAGAAACTCCACAGGGTTATCAGGCTCCAGAGGGAATAGATCCAGATGCAAAGGCAGCAACTGATGCAATCTTTCATGAAGCTGGGCTTTCGCAACGCCAAGCATCCAAGCTTTATGGTCAAATTGCTAAAGCCCTTGAAGACAACGCTAACAATCAGCAGCAACAGTCTACTCAAAGCATAGAGCAGGCGGTTCAAGCATTGGAAGCAGACTTTGGTCCACGAGGTGGAGAAAGCTATCAGCAAGCTTTGGACAAGGCTCAGGTAGTTGCAAAGCATTTGGGACTGGATGTTGCCGACTTCTGGACCATGCCTGGTTTTGCATCTCGCCTAGCGTCTCAGTATGATACGTTGATGGGGTCTAAGATTAGGGGTGTTGAGAATACTAGCATAACGTCAGCTCAAAGCATTGATGAGCAGATTCATGACATTCAAAACAACCCGTCCAATCCTTACTACACTGCATACCGAGACGGAGATCGTGCTGCTCACCAAAAGGTGTTAAAGCTTTTTGAAGAAAAGTCATCACTAGCTCTTGGGTAATTATTTAAAATTTTACTTGACATTTTAAATAAAATGGTGTATAATATGCGGCATTCCAATCAGACAAGCTTTATGCCCTGTGTCGGAAGCCCCTGCCAGTGTTGACTGGGAACAGGAAATAAACCTGAACTATAACAACTAATTACATTACAATATGTCCTCACAATATCCTAATGCATTCTCACAGAAGTTTGCTTCGGACGTACATATTCAATACCAGCAGGGAGCTTCTCGTCTAAAGGGTAAGCTCGCTGAGCGTAGCATGGTTGGTGGAGAAGCTATGTTTTTGCCCCAGGTTGGAGCAATTACAGGCAGCACCTCTTACACTCGCGGCTCTGATACTGCGTACATTGATACGGTACACGAAACTCGCAAACTCACTGCAACCCCAACTCGTTGGGCAGATCTTATTGATATGCCTGACCGCAATCGTAGCGTTGCCGACTTCCTCGGGCCATACGTCGAAATCGCGTCTGCTTTCTTTGGACGTTCTTATGACTCCACGGTTATCGCGGCTGCTACGGGAACTGCCACTGCTAAGCTAGCAGGATCGACCTCCGAATCTTCGGTTGCCCTTCCTTCTTCTCAACAGGTTGTTGTCAACCTGAGTGGAGCCACTGAGGGACTGACCCTTGCCAAGCTCATTGAAGCCAAGTCTATTCTTGGTAAAAATGAAGTTCCAATGGGTGAGCAGAAATACTTCGTCCACCGCCAAGAGCAGTTGGATGACTTGCTTAACAACGTAGATAAGGTCAGCGATTCTGACTTTGCCGCTGTTAAGGCTCTCGTAAACGGTGAAGTTAGTTACTTCATGGGATTCGAGTTTTGCCCGACTCAGTTGGTTAGCGTTTCCGCTGGCGACATCGCAAGCACGATTGCTTATACTCGCAGCGCTCTTGTTGCTGGTATCACTTCTGCTTTCGACGCTCGCGTTGAGCAACTGCCCACCAAGAACTACTCGTACCAAGTTTGGTGTGAGCAGGACATTGGCGCTACTCGCATTCAAGAAGAAGGCGTAGTAGAGGTACTCTGCGATCAGAGCCCATAGGCTCTTTAAATTCTAGGTTTTCCTAGTCTCTTTAGCTCACCTCCTTCGGGAGGTGGGCCTGGGAGTTTAACATAAAAGAAGCATGGCAGTAACAAAAACCGATATAGTAAATTTGGCGGCAACCCATTTGGGTGAAAGAAGATACGCCGATCCTTTTACCGACACTAGCCCAACAGCCGAGCTTCTTAGCTTTCGGTATGACTTTAGCAGAAAAGAAGTGCTGAGGTCGCATACCTGGGGATGCGCTAAAAAAGATGTTAGCCTTTCCGCAGACGCAACTGCTCCTGAGCACACATGGGGCAAAAGATTTTTAGTTCCTCAAGAATCGTTAAGGCTTGTCAACATTGGCAACACCGACCTCGACGACTTGCACTACAAAGAGTACGAACTCAAAGGTCAGTACATACACACGGACTTGGCTGCTCCTTTAAAGATTACGTACATTAGAGACGAAGAAGACACATCTGTATTTGATGCTTTGTTGGTCGAGTCTATAGCTTTGCATTTAGCCGCTTCGTGCTGCATGGCAATAACAGATGATAAAGGTTTGTCTCAAGGATTGTTTTCGTTGTATGAAAGAAAGGTAGAGGAAGCCAAATTTACAGACAGTCTGCAACGTCGCAGGCCGGTTGACAACATGTATGCTTCCTCTGTTTGGGATTCAATCCATTACGGTGGAGAAGACGCATGAGTTTGTGGACCAGGATTAACCGATTTAATGGTGGATTGTGGTCGCCGCTTCTTGACGGACGTACCGATCTTGAGGATTACGACTCAGCCCTTAAAACATGCACGGGCTTTATCCCACTTAAGTATGGACCTGCTGAACGTATGTGGGGCTTTGAGTATGCGGCTGAGGCTAAGACTAGCAGAAGCATATTGTTGCCATTTAAGTTTAGCCAGTCGGTAAACTACATTATTGAGACTGACGGAACGTACATGCGTTTCTTTGACAGTTCTCAAAACGACATTAGCAATACTCAAGTTACTGTTGACATAGGTGATGTGTCGGCTTGGCAGGCAAGTACGACATACAGGTATGGCGAACTGGTTAGCAATGGTGGAGTTGTGTACGCATTTAATACTTTGGGCGGTGGAACATCTGCTGCTACCTTTACAGTAGGCAATTGGCACACTTTGACAGAGACGGAAACAACGGGCACATTTATTTACGAAATCCCGTTGCCAATGAGCCAGTTTACATCTTACTTAGAATACCCAATGAGGGCACAAGTAAACGATGTAGTCTATCTGGTGAATCAGAATTACCAGCCACTAACATTGTCTCGCTACGGAAAAACTGATTGGCGAATAGAGGAAATTGAATTTACCCTACCTCCAGTAATTGAACAGAACTCTAGTACAACCACTCTGGCTGTTAATGGGTATGTTGGAAGCGGGGTAACCGTTACTGCATCATCTGCATTATTTGAAGCAGGTCACGTTGGCAGCTACTGGGAGATACGCGAAAAACGTGAAGCCCAAGAAGCATCTTTGGATTTGCATTCTGGTCCATTGGTTAGTGGTCCCATTCCTGTTTTTGGAGACTGGACATTAACTACTAATGGCGGTTTTATTGATGAACTTTATCTTTACAGAAGTGTAGACAATTGGGTAACTGAAGAAAAGATTCAACAACTTCAAGGAAATGGTGGAGGAAAATTAGATTTTACTGTTACT